CATAGGTGCAAACTTCTTCATGGTTATAAGCCTTCCATCAGGTAACCTGGTGGAGGGAGTTCTAGCCAATAGAAGATCCTCACCGAGAAGCGTCGAACCAAATATCAGGTTGAAAAGCGTTAAGCTATTCATGTCTGATGCATCCTTGAGATCAAGGGTGCTCCATTCTCGATCTATAGACGAACCCTGCGCAAAATCGCGATTAATACTTTGGTCTGTGAAATTCACAAAACCAGAAGTAAGAGGGTGAGTCTCGATGCGTTCAACCATATAGGACATAAGTCCTTGCTGGATATATTGATTCTCAACGGGCTCACAAGAAATGAGCCGGGGACCTCTTGAGTCCTTAGGGACCAAGATTACCCGAGATTCCAAACGACCTTTATTAAAAAAGTCGACTGTATTTCTTACAGGGAACCTATGAAGAGAATCTTCTGCATCTTTTTCGTTCACGAAAAACAATCTCGCAAACTTAGAATACACAGGTAAATCAGGAGAAAGCCTATAATCAAACTTTTGCGTTAAAGCGCAGTTCGAGGTAACCCCAGGACCATGCTTAGGCATGATATCACCCGTATAGTCAGAAAAAAGTTTCTGACATAAGGCATTAGCCTGTGATAGAATGGGATCGTGGTCGATTTCTTCCACGATATTTGATTCATTTTCCACAAACCGTTGGATGACCCCGTTAACGAGGTCGGGCGAATAATCAAAATCCGCCTTATAGGCATATTCACAGAATTGCCTGATCCTTCGGACCACACTAGCATCAACGTCGGATCTCAGTTTTCCATCTTTATGAAAAACTTTGAGAAGCGCTGCACCCATAAAATGGGGAATAACGCTACAACGCATATAACCAAAATGTGTTGGAAATTCGGCATAACCATCTTCCAAACCCCGCACAGTCACCTGACTGATTAAAGGGAGCATACGAGTGTAGACGTAAACGCCTTCACTTAAAGCACGTTTGTGAAGATAACTAGCGTACCATTGAGGGAAATCCAAGTCTATGCACAAAGCATTAAATGCTTTATGCAGCGTTTCTAATTCAGACTGAGTCGCTCTGTTCATACAGTTAAACTGTTAAATGGACCGACTCGGCTGATGCAGACTTAACGCTCACCCCGCAAAAGCTTGGTGAGATTGGCAGCACTCATGAAAGTGTTTATCCTGTTATGATGAGCGAGAATCTCCGCTTCGGTGAAAACCTTCAGCGGAGCCTTAATTACCATATGGTTAGACAGAATCGAATCTGGCTGACCGGCAACCGTCGAATTCTTATTCGTGGTTGTTTTTACAAGGTAAGAAGAGCTCGAGTCGGGGTTAATGGTGTTTTCAATTTTGAAATACACAGGTTGATCAGCAGTAGAAGTACTGAGGATCCACAAACCATCGGACAACCTTTCAAAGGTTTCCGTTCCGATTGTCAAACTAGCAGGAAAAGCCATAATTTCTACGAGATAATGTTAACAGGCGAGTCCCATAGGGACTCGGACTCCAGGTCGCCTCCGCCATTGCGCGACTGCAGGTGCTACCTGCATGAATGCATGTGCGATAAACTTAAGCAAGCTTAAGCTTTTTTGGCTTTCTTAAGGCCAATAAGTTTAGCGAGTTTAGACTCCACACCAGAGACAGAAGTTACTAAGGCTGTGCCCGTCACTAACTGGCTCAAATTAAGGTTAAACGAATTGATTCCAGACTGAAACAACCCGACAGCGTCAAAGACGCTACGGTTGTAAGCGAGGTTTCTTTCCGAGTACCACCCTTCAAAAGAAGGACGGCCAGTGAAATATTTCACTGTGGTAGAGTATTTTAACTCAGTGACCAGTTTCGATGAAACTGTGCCATCTGCAGATTTTAACACTATACCCAAAGGGTTAAGTGCATAATCATCCAACAAGTCGCCAATTGGAAAAAACCAATCAACGACAAAGGAAAAAGGTACGAGATCCCAAACTGTCGAAATAGACGGCGAACCAGCGACGGAAAATAAATTCCGAAACAATGGCTCAAGGGGAGAGGGCGGCAACGTGAAAGTTGCCCTGACAGTCCAAACGGACGTAGATACCCAGTCGCATTCTACCGTGTTTATGGATAGCGAATCCACAACGCGGTTTACATGAAAACCCTTATCATTCAATCTTTTGGAAAGTTTCAAAGGATTAGCAAGCTTCTTCCTTAACGACTCATATGCAGTGTGCCAATTATAGGCAGCAAATGCAAATGACTTAATGTCATTTATGAGAGGACGTATCGCCAACTGATAGTTGAGTACAGTCTCAGAAAATGAAGACTGTAGCGTCAGGGTTTTTAAAACACCATGACACAATTCCGTGATCTCACGGAGCTCAGCTAAAGAGACGGCTAAGTCGGATATATACGGCGCGATAGCTTTCTTAATAAGATCTGCTTCGCTGGGAATCGGTATGACTTGGGGTGAGAACCCCGTGCCAATTAGAGACCCAAAGGGTGGCGGAGAGTTAGATAACTCCCATAGCCCAGAGCCGTCAGAGGCCTTAAAGACCCCAGAAACTGGAGAAAAGGACAAGGGTGCTATCCTTGTATGAATACAAGAGTTAGCGCGGCGAAAACCATTGGTGCAATTAAGAGACTCAGAAAAGTCACGCGTGAAATTAGACTTGACCGTCCAATTAAGGACGGTATGGTCTTTGTTCCACCCGTATATAACTCCACGAGTCCGCACCGCGGGT